TCAGATCATCCCTGCTGTATAAACCAAACCTAATGCTCCCGCTACAACTCCGACCGAGCATGGCAGATACTCATCTGAACAGCTTTCATCCCTCAAAACCCAGATAAGAATTGTGTGCAGCTTCATTCCAAGCATTTGTAAAGGCCCAGTTCGTGGGGTAGGTTCCCTACTGACACCACCCGTGTTCGGGTCTTCAACGTCAAAAGTAAACTCCCACCAAAAAGCCTGCCTAACCCGCGCAACATGAATTTGGTATGGCTCAAGGTTCTGTAACCGCTTTTCTTCCGCCATCGCTTTCTTAAACGACCCAAAGTGTATTTGTAGAGTTCGTGCTTCAGCAATTTTCAGTAGACTGCTGTTGAAAGCAAACGAGTTATGAACAACAAATTTCCACATGTACCAAGCCCAAGTGCCCATTGCTACGTATTCCAGTACCTCCGGCCTATGCAGTGTAAGGCCCACAATCGTGATGGACAGTGACGGACTGAGCTCCCCTTTTCCTAATACGTAGATAAGAATTGCAATAGATATTGTCAGCAACCCTTTTTGATAGGGGACAATTTTTCTTCCTGCGTCACCATGGCTGTCCATCAAGTCTTTGTCCTTATTCTGTTTCGCAACGTCTCGGTCACACTGCAATAGCAGTTTCAATTTGGCTCAATGGGTTCAGCCTGACAGCATCATTTAGATGGTCTGGAGCCAGGTGCGCATATCGCATTGTCATCTGAATGGACTGGTGCCCGAGAATTTTTTGCAGTGTCAGTAGGTTTCCCCCGTTCATGATGAAATGACTGGCGAATGTGTGCCGTAGCACATGTGTACGCTGGCCTTTGGGCAACTGGATACCGGACGCTTCGACTGCATTGGTAAACGCTTCATAGCAACTGTTGAACAGTCGCCCACTGCTGCATGTACTGATTTCAGCATACAACGCCTGGGAGATTGGCACCGTTCGGCTTTTGCCGCTCTTGGTGCGGTTGAACGTGATTCGGTACGGTTTCACCTGCTCTGCCGTTAACCCTTCCGCTTCTGACCATCGTGCACCGGTTGAAAGGCATACTTTTGCAACCAGCAGTGCATCAGGTCGCCTACGCTGGCTCAAGCTCATCAACAACTGATCAATCTGTTCTGCACTCAGCCAGGTTAACTCATGTTCATCAATTTTGAGTGGGCGAACATTCTTCAACGGATTATCACCCTGCCAGTGTCCCAGCCGTGTTAACTCGTTGAAGACTGCACGCAGATACGCCAGCTCATGGTTTAAAGTGTTCGCGGTGACGGTTTCGGAACGGTTGGCCCGGTACAGTGTAAACATCGTGCCAGTTAGATCGCTTGCGATCGGGTTGCCCATCGCGGTGCACATGGCGTTCAGTTTGCCCTGTCGCTTTTCTCCATCCTTCAAATGCTGCCCATGCAGCAGGTACCATTCATGTACCAGGTCCAGCAGCCGGCGTGTATCTCGTTTGGGCGGTTCCCAGTCCGGGTTTTGGGTATGCTGACTCTGCATCCACGCTTCCCAGCGCAGTGCCTCAGCCTTGGTCTTGAACGTCTTACGGTAGCGCTTACTAGTCCTTCCTCCTAAACGCAAATCACATAACCATTTATCTTTTATTTTTTTTACACTCATATCTAATACTCTGAGTATTTTTCAAGGAAAGCATGACCTATTTCACCAAGCATTATTTTAGAATTCCCATCGATTGTTTTTTCTTCTAATATAATATAGCCACTTTTTTCCAGCTCTCTCAGAACCCTAATTGCTTTCTCTTTACTGTCGAGACACATCTCAAGAACGTCAATCATTTTAAAATAGTCAAAGCCAGGGTATTTTTGAATTTCATTTATTGCATCAATCTTATCCTTATCTAAGTCGTCATACTCAGGGTTGCTTATTATCTCATCATATGAAGCACTCAATCCATCAACAACCATATTATATCCTTCTTCAAACTTACCTCTCAATTTCCTAAGTTCTTCACTAACCCTTTTAAGCTCTTCTTCCAATCTATTCTTTTCCTCTGTAACTTTCTCTACTCTTTCTTCATTGACTACATCTGCCTCCTCAAGCTTCCTTCTAAGCTCAACATAATCCATAAAGCCAACAGTTCTTTTCCTGTTTATCTTATTTGATATAATATTAAGAATTGTTTGATTCCAAAGCCAAATTGCATACATGGCTATATCGAAAGCCTTGAATATTGTTATATAGAAGAACGCAGAAAAAAATGGATAAAATATTAGTTTTAAATAGTAGGCATCTTCTTTAATGTAATTATTTATGAAACTAATTTTTTCATGCACAGATAGCGTTGAAAAAGATACAAAAACAACTTGATAGTTGATAAAAAACCAAGCAAAGAACAAAAAACCAATAAAAGGCGATGTAAATCTTTCCTTCAACCCATCCTGTATACTTTTCATTGTATCAAGCATATAAAGCACCACTTTATCTATATATCACTATATATTTTCTCTTTTAACTCTTTAATATTGTATTCCTTTTTATATATTTGCCTGATAATTATTAAGCCAGAGTCTTTACAAATATTGTTTAGTAACTTATCTCTTTTCACCCTATCAGGTCGATTATGGCTTGAGTCATCTAATTCCACTACAGCTAGCGGTCGAAATGAATCAGGACAACAAAGCACATAATCAAAATGCTTAGCCTTAATCTTATTAAACCATTTATATTCAGCCTCACCAAATCGCTGTTTCTTTACTTTGAAAACATCAGCAACCCTAACTTTAGAAAGAATATAGTATCTATCCCCAACTACCTCCTGCAGTACCTTCATAAATTTAAGCTCTGCTGGTGTCAGAATACTTTTTTCCAAAGCATATACTTCTGAATAGTCTTTAATGGTTTCTTTTTCACGAGGTTTTGTGAAGTCTAGGATATTATCCCCGCTTTGTTCGAGAAACCCTTTGGGTAGAAGATCCTGAAGGGTGCTGTGATGAGCAGGCTTTGATGTCCACGGGTTGGGCTGGCAACTTGAGTTCTTGGTAGTACCGAACTGTCGATGCCGTCTTTCTGCTCTACCAGACTGATTGGTGTTATTTTTGACAAGAAATATGATTGTTGCGATCAACCCAATCGCTATGATGTAGTCCATTTGCTTATCCTTGCTTACTTATCCCTGTACTGCTGAACCAGGTGTTATTGATCCTTTGTGCGAGTACGTACCCCTTCCCTACCCGTTGTAAGCCTTCCGTGTGTCTTCGATCTCTGGGCTCACTTGCCCAGCATCGGGCAGGACGTTTCCAGAGGCAATCCACAGTGCAAATTCAGGGAATAGTTTACACAAAGCTTCAACTTCTTCAGCTCGTGCTCTACCACCCGTTTTTCTGACCGTAGTCCAACGTGAGTACTTGATCCCCGTCTTTTCGGCGACCTGCTCCGTAGTGTATCCGCAGCTGTTCAGGACAGCCCTGATTCTATCGTCTATATCCATTTTCTAGAAATTATTTCTTGACAATAGCCAGAACCCCTCTAGAATTAGTCCTAGAAAGTATTTCTAGCAATATTTGATAACAATAGTTCTCACTGACACTCAGTATAAAGGTAAAACGCCATGAACGCCCCAGTGTCTATTGATCTTCCAAAAGCTATCCCATTCGTTCCCATCATGGATCGCGCCCGCTTCGCTGAGCTGGTGGGTATAAGCGAACCCACGTTGAACAACATGATCTTTCGCGGCTACATCCCGGTGATCACCCCGAGCAATGGTGACGAACGTGCCCGCCGCTCATTTGTGAACATCGCAAAGCTCATGTCCGAATGCATGGAGGTGATCTGATGACTGCTCAACTTCTCCTCCCGTGCGAGTTCAACCAAGTTGAAGCTGATCGGGCTGCAGCTGTTCAGGAACGTGAATGCCTGATTGCTCACTTGTCCGAAATCGCCGCTGAGGCTGTGCGCCTTAACGTTTCAGGTGCATCAGTTCGTGCTGAATTTGGTACCCTTGGTCTTGAGCTTATCATTACTTCACCATTGCAAATGGGTCCCATTGCCTGTCGTGTCGTTGAATGTTGCTCTCATGGTGTTTTCAATCGTCTGATCCCCGGTCAGGTGTTCGAACCCTATACTGGTGTTCTGGCCCGTACTGTCTCGCATCGTTTCACCATTTCTTATAACTCGCCTCTGCCCCAGGCTGAACCTGTCATTGAGCAGATATTCCGCCATCTTGCACTGATTGAACAGAATCTGGATGCCTGCCGCGTCTTGGAGGTGCACTGATGGAACAGGTATATACAGTTCACCGGATTGACTGCCCAGAATGCGGCTCTCGCACCCACTCGAATACGGCGTGGGTTGAGTCGGGAAAAATCCTCTCGGTCCGTTATCTCTGCCCTACTTGTCATTCCAGCATTGAAATAGGTGAGGGTCATTTCGATGTCGATTGGCACATTGATAGCCTCGTTTATTACTTTCTGGGTGCTGAATCCTCTTTCCCGTCTCCCGCTGATCAGGACTGCACTCCTGATGGGGGCGTCAGTGCCAACCGCGCTGACGACAATTCGACTGGTGGCGTAACCACTCCCGAGGTCACATGGCGTGCCTCGGGTTCTCATTCCCATGGTGGGGCCAATGAATAAGCGGCTCCGCCAACTCGTAGTACCGGCAAAGGACCACGGCTTTTGCCTGATGTGTGGTTCACGTCCCTGTGAGTGTGAAAAGAAAAAGCAAGAGTATGACCAGTATTTGAAATCCTTTGATCTAGAAGCGTGCATCGAAAAATGGCGCTCTAAACGATCAGCAAAGGAAAAGCTAACTCATTGAAGAAATAGGTGCACACCATGAACATCACTATGACCGCAGAGGTTATCCAGGCAAGCCGCTACGACATGGACGGCAACAAAGGCGGGTCCATCATCGCGACCCAGAAGGCTGACGGTACCAATCCTGACCGTGCCGGCCTTGAGCTGATGAAGCTGGCCTGTGACTACGCCACCGTTGACCTGCTGCGCGATCACCTGCCTTGCAAGTGTGAAATCGTCGCCCAGCCCACTCAGGGTGCTGGCCAAAAGATGGCCTTTAAGGTTCTGTCCATCAAGCCTGTCACTGCCAAGGCTCCTGCCTGATTGAATAGCGCCCTCGGATCGGCGGGGGTCGCGTAGCGACGTCCGACCGATCGGCGCAAGAGGCAGCGGGCCAGCTACAGCACGTGACGCGGTGAGTTAACTAGGAACAATTATTTATGCAGGTCTTGGTCTGTGATTCAGCTATCACCCTTAACGCTTCCGGTTTTCCAGAGTGCGTTACCGGCTGGCTGGTCGCTGACCCTGCATCCTTTTCGTCTGGCCTGACAGTAGACGATTTCGAATATTTGGCAGGCTGGACAATTCTGGTCTTCGCAATCGCTTTCGGTGTGAAGATGATCCGTAAAACTATTGAGGATAACTCAAATGAAGAAAAGTAAATGGCTTAAAGCCGGTGCTGTTGCCGGTGCTGTAATGTCGTCTGCGGCTGCAAATGCCAGTGTTCTTACCGCTGAAAGTCAGGCAAGTCTTGAGCAGATTGTTGGTGATATAACCATTGTCGGCGGCATCATTATCGGTGCTGCCGCAGTGTATGCCTCATTCCGCTGGGTTAAGCGCGGAATAGGAATGTAAACCCAGACTCTCCAGCGCACAGGGGTAACAGTTCGGCTGACCCCTTTTTTATTCACTTCTCAGGGGCTGAGGAAATGAAATGTTCGATCCGTTGGCTTTTGCCCTTATTGTGCTCGCTGCCGCTCTTTTTGTCGCATCAAGTTAGCGCATCCGTTTTTTATTATTATGGTAGTCATAAAGCTTCGACACCTGAAGCGGTATTATCTAGTTTAGTTGGTTCTAAAACTCCATATAATGCGGGTTCATATAGTTATCAGTCTTGGTCTGTTGTGGGGTGTCCTGTGCATTCTGATTCTGGTGATCCTCCTTTGTGGTATGACTGTCAGTATCGTGAATATTTTTATACTGCCGGCACTGATGATTTGCTCTCTACTATAAGGGAAATCAGGATTAAGCGTTTACCGTGTACTGCTGAACAGATTGCTGATCCAAGTCATGCGTGCTATCCCGAGCCAGAGGAGCCCCAGGAATGTGTTGATGCTGGCGGCCAAATTGGATCGCTTGAATTTTCGGCATATACCTCTGGCTATCCATCCGGCAATTACTGTGTACCTGGATCAACTGCCAACTGTTCAGCTTCGGTTGTTTCTGCTGAGTGTTGGGATACGCCATCGGGGGACAGATTTTGCCAGGCAAATGTAGAATTCTCTGGTACTGCATGTGATGGTTCTGAGTCTCAATGTACTGATGAAGGTTGCGAGCCTGCTGGTGATCCGCCAAAGCAGTGTTATGACTCCAACAATGTCTATATGGGTACTGTTTCCGGCAATGCCTCATGTCCTCCAGGTTCAACAGATGAGCAGCAGAAAAACTGCTATAACCCTGATGGAACGCTTGCCTCAACAGTCAATCAATCTGAATCCTGCCCTGCCGGTACGTCTGTTGATGACGGTCCACAGCCAGGCGAAGATCCCACCGATCCCGAAGACCCAACAGACCCTGAAGATCCAGCAGATCCCAATGACCCTACCGATCCCAATGATCCCGGTCAGGGAGATGGTGAAGGCGAAGGCGAAGGCGAAGGTGAGGGGGACGGTGAAGGCGAGGGCGACGGTACCGGCGAAGGTGAAGGCGAAGGTGAGGATGGTGTAACAGGTGCTGACAGTTGTGAAGACGGGGCCGCTCCTCAATGCACGGGTGACCCCATCCAGTGCTTCATGGTTAAACAGCAGTGGCAGCAGGCGTGCGGCAAGCTGGAGACTGTCGAAAATACCGTTTGTTCTAAACGTGACTTTAAGCCTTTTGAATGTTCGGGTTCTCCTATCGACTGCTTTATTGCCAAAACGCAGTACGAAAGCTATTGCGATGCTCGTGATCCTGATGCTGCGGTAAATGCAATCAATCAGGCTATTGCCTCTGGGGATATTGAATACGAAGGCACCGACGAGTGGGGTCAGCTGGTTGGCATTGATCAGGGTGAGATCGATATTTCAGATCAATTCAATGTCTCTCAACTTTGGGCTGACAATGGTAGTGCGGGATCGTGCCCAGCTCCGGCGACGTTTACCGTTTTAGGTAAAACGCATGAATTCACGTTTCAACCGCTTTGTGACTTGGCCGGTTATCTGAGACCCCTTGTTATTCTTGCGGCCATGTGGATATCCGGTTCTATGATCTCTCAAGTTTTGATCGGAACGCGTTATACAGTTTAGGAGTATTTAAAATGCCATTCTGGGGTGTAATTGCTGCTTTTGTTATGTCCTTAATTGGGCCTTTGGTCGGCTATGTTATTAAGGCGCTCGGCATTGGTTTGGTAACCTATGTCGGCCTTGATCTCGTTTTTGATCAAATCGAGTCTTATATACTCTCTCAATACTCTGGATTACCTGTTACCACCGTGCAGGTTTTAAATTTGCTGGGCATTCACTCGGCAATAAAAATCATATTATCGACGCTCTCTGCCTGTGTCGCTTATAAGGCACTGATTGCGTCTACTGGCTTGGTTTGGAAAAAACCCGGCTCACCACCTGCTAAATCGTTCTAAAAGGGGGATTCCATGATTTATTTATTCACGGGGCAGCCCGGAAGTCAGAAAACGGCCAATATGATTCATTTTGTAATGAATGATGACCAGTTCAAAAACCGGCCTGTTTTCTTCTATAACATTCGTGGCTGTACTGTTCCAGATTGGCAGGAACTGACCGAAGACGAAGTAAAAGAGTGGTACAAACTCCCTGAAGGCTCCGTTGTGCTGATTGACGAGGCTCAAACCATCTTCAGGCCCCAGAAGTGGGACAAGGGCAAGGAGATGATGGTCACTGAGTTGGAGACTCACCGCCATCACGGTTTTGATATCGTCATGACTACCCAGCATCCCATGCTGATCAACACTGACGTTCGCCGCCAGGTCCAGCAGCACAGGCACTACAAAAAGCCGTATGGTCTGAAGTCATCATGTGCTGTGTGGGAAAAGGCTGTCACTGACCCTGAAAATGCGGCTGCACTTCGTGAAGCTGAGAACCGTTCCGGTAATGTTCCAAAGACAGTCTTTGATCTGTATACCTCCACTGTTCTCAACACTCATAAAAAGCGCATTCCAAAAAAACTGGTGGTTTTCATATGTCTGGTTTTGGGTGTTGTTGCGTCAATTGGTTACTTTGCCTGGGACATAAGTAGTCGTATGGATTCAGCCGCCACTGAGGCGGACCTTCCAAAAGAGGCCGCCGCTGCAGCATCAAAATTGCTGTCTCCCTCCACTTCTGATAACTCGGACAATGCGTTCAAAGCTGTATATCCACTTGATCCAGTTGAATACGCAAAAATGTGGCAACCGCGCATACCATCAATGCCTGAAACGGCTCCAGTCTATGACGAGCTTATAAAGCCCACTGTTGCCCCTAAAACCCGCTGTTACGGCTATCACCGAGACGGTGAGTACAACTGCCGGTGCGTCACCCAGCAGATGACCCCTGTCGAAATGGAGTATCAGCAGTGCGTCAACATTGTCAACAACGGACTTTGGGACCCTGCTCCTATTCGCTCCGCTTCTTACGACAACCAGGGCAGGATCATGTAATGAAACTATTCGATATCGCCTTTTGGCTCATCTTCGGCGTGTGCGTTGGCTACCTGTGGTCCGTCATAGAGTTCATGGAGCTACTCCCAGAGCTTGAGGCCTTATGTATAGCAGGCTGACGGGCTGGGCGAGTGCGAAGGGAAAGGCTTGTCCTCCCCGTGCGCGCCCAGCCCGTGACGGCCCTGTAGCACGTCTCAAATAAAAACACGTAACACGCTGTAAGAACTCATTACTTTTCAATACCAATCAGGTGCAGCTGATGAACAAAGAAAGTCTTACCCGTTATAACACCCAGTTTGAACCTTCCACTGATGGTCGTCAGTTTGTCACCCCTCATGGTGAAATGATCGACCTGTCTGGGGTTCGTATCCTGGACACATCCATCGACACCGTGCGTCAGCTCTACAATGGCATGTTGAACCATGACCTCCTGGATGACTTGGAGGAACGGTTAGAGGCTGAGTATCGCCCTGTTGTTGAGTACCAGGGGCACTTATGGCGGCTCCGTCGTGGTGGAAAGGCAGGCTTTAAATTCCTGCTGCAAAACGCTGAATTCGGCGTTGTCATCCTGATCAAGAACTCCCATACCACCGCAGATCGTGCAGGGAGTCACTGCAAAATTGAAGTGTCTCCTAAACTCATCAGGGATCAGTCCCCCGATGTGCTTCAACACCAGATGGATGAATTGGCGGCTGGCTGGTTCGTAACCCCACCGTCACCCTGTGGCGTGGCTATCCATATCGCAACTGACTGGCAAGGTTGGGTACCACCCTCCGATTTTGTTGATCGGCTTACCTGTCGCTCCCAACGGGTAAATGATCGTAACGGGTTCCAGTCTCTTGAAGTTACCACCGGCGAGGTGGCAAGCATCTATGGTCGCGGTCAGTCCTACACCTTCGGCACCGTGTCCAGCTTGCAGGCGGCCTTGTACAACAAGTCACGGGAGATCGTCGCCCATGACAAGATCGATTACTTCCATGGCATCTGGAATACCAAGATTGATCACAATCTGAAAACCCCTCTCTGGCAACCGGATCAGGATGTCTGGCGGCTTGAGTTCCGGTTCTCTCAAACCGTGCTGAGGCAGTTTGCGGACTACAACACCACCCAAGAGAAGAAGTGCAATCTCAGTACCTATGAGGCTGCATCCGAGTATTTAGCTAACCTCTGGGCCTATGCACTTGATCGTTTCCGGCTGGATTTGAATAGACGCTTTGTGGACCCGTTCTGGACTGTGTTGCTCCAGGATACTGAGTGGTGCAAGCCAGCTGACGACTTCATTGCCAAACGCAAATACAAAACGGCTGGGATCGGGAACGAACGCAACGTTGCTCTAGCCCTGGGGAACCTGCTGTCGATCTATGCCAGGAACAACATCACTGCTCGTAAGGCATGGAGCTGCCTTAAAAAATCCGGTTTGTGGCGTGACTTGATGGGGTATATCCGTGCCAGAGACCTAACCAAATCTGATCTGTTCAGTATGATTGAGCAAGGTCTCTTGGAACGCAGACTCACCAGTAAAGTAGCGGCTTGACGCTCAACCAACATCCAGCTTATGGAATGCAGCGAGAAAGCTTTTTTGATCTTGCTGAAACCGTATGTGGCTTGGGTGGTTTAGCTGTCGTTTTCCCTCTCTGAACGCCGGTGCGATATAGCCCCAGTTCGAGTTTCTTGTGAAGTAGACGACACAATCGACATTACTGTTCGCCCATTGATTCTGGATCACTCGATTGCTTGAGCTACCATTCACTGATTTGACCTGAACTCGGTAGTAGTTGGGACCGTCAGATATCAGCAGGTCGGTCTGATGACCATGATCGACTACAGGGTGAAATACTTGCCAGCCATCACGCAATAGCCAACTGGTGACAGTGCTTTCATAGGAATAGTTTTTGAGGGCTTGGTGGGTCTTGATTGCAGTTTGAGTCATACGACGGGGCATAGATTATCTCCGGTTGCTAAATGAATTTAGCCCTTTACCGGTGGAGTTAGCGTCCTACACGGAAAAGATACCCAGCCTTAACAGCTATAATCGGGTAGAGATAATTTCTCTATGGATACGAGCAAACCGCACCACTATTTCAATCTATCGCCGTTTGTATTCATGAGTCAAGTATTTATTCACTGCTATGTGTCCACAAAGTGTCCACCACGTAGAGAAATCAAGGATTCTTACGAGAACAAACCCTTTTTAACACACTGATAATAAAAGAAAAGATGTTCAAAGAAACGCTATCTAAGGGCTTCAAAATCCCCCGCCTTAACGGGTGTGCCGGTTCGAGTCCGGCCGCTGGTACCACTTCTTCAAGCCCTTGAAGAAAAAAAGAAAAAGCCTGCAAATCAAAGGCTTTGACAAGCAAGCGAGGCCGAAAGGTGGCCGCTTTTTTGTACCCGAAAGCCCTGCCCGGTCCATACCCTCCCCACCGCCTGTGTGTTTCTGCGCGTCGCGACATCCAACTAGATCTTTCAGGATCTGATACTATCCAACATCAGCCCAAGGCCCGTGCCAAAATGGGATGTAGACACTTCGCTCAACATTGCCCCATCATCGTCTTTCAATTCTGGAAGCTCAACGACTCACACAGCAGAAGTCACACTGACAAACCGGAATTCAATGGGGTTTCGCATGCTGATCGGGCGCACCACCATGAAGGGACACTACTTGGTCGATCCAGGACAGTCTTATCTATTGCGAAAAACCCGAAAACAGACTTGAAGCGGTGATTTCAGGCGCAGGGGGGGGGCAAATACAAGCACGCGCTCATGACAGATCCAGAGCAGCCTTACGGTATAGCCGGTTACGCTCGGGCAACAGTAGCTCAATCGTATCAGCCGCACTTCGCAGAGCCCTTTGAATGTCGTGATTCAGCACGCCTTGTCGAACCCGGGCGGCATCCCAGTACAAACTCAGAGCGGCCACTGTCTGCTTTTCAAATCGTACCGGAACCGCACAGGCGGCAATGGCAAAGGGCTTGTCAAAACCATATTCCCAACTGTCGTCGACTCGCGTGTAGACCGCTTGCTGTTTCTCATCCAGAAGCGAATCGACCAGCGGCTCTGTGACGGCATCCAGTTCGACTTTCACATCCGTTCTTTCCGCGTAGAGCGTTCGCCCAGCTGCAGACAATAGCGGGCTGGGCCGAGCACCAATTATGCCGCTGGATGCAGATCGGTAACAGGACAAGCTGAAATTGCTTTCCACAATCACTGGCTGCCCGTCGCGGACCATGACAAAGTCCGACAGCAAACCGGTTTTCCGAAAGAGCCCATGCAGCACCGGAGCGATATCCCTTGCCAGTAGATAGACAGGATCAAAGCTCTCGTTTTCAAACCCCAGCACCACATATCGCTTGTCTCCCAAGCGCCTGTAAATAACCCTAAGCGCCTGGAGGTCATCCATGATGCGCTTGATCGTGGGCTTGGGATAGCCGGAAAGGATATGCAGGGTCTCAAGCCCTGCCGCATCCATCGTGGATGAGGACAGCAGCTCAATCAGTACTTTGGCTTTCTCGAACGATTTTGTAGTCAT